CTAATATACCAGTTGTTGACGTAATTGCGGTATGTCCATGAACATGGATTGTAAATCCTTGATTTAACCAATATCTACCACCTATAATCCAAACATAATTTAGGTCAGTTAATCCGCTATAAAAAATATGTGCGGTATGACTAAGGAGTATTTTTTTACCCGTACTATCTGGCGGTATAGATACATAATTCTTTTCAGCTGCCATTATTCAAATCCTCTAATTATTTCTTTTTTTTAGAATTCTTTTTTTTCTTTTCAAAGAATTTATCAAGTTGTTTAATTGCTTTTATATCTTCAATAGGTTTCATTTCTAATACATTATCTTCTTTTTCTTTATTAGATTCTTCAATCATTTCTTGTTTTCGTTGTTCATCTAATATAATTCTATTATCATCAATAGATCTTACAATCATATCGTGAGTAACTTCTAATTGAATATTATTACTATTTTTATTTATAACGCGTAAATTAATGATCTTAGAATCATCTAGGTTGATCAACCATACTTCATCATAATTAGCCCAAGTTGTTACGTTATCTAATAATAATAAATTAATAATATCAATAACATTTTGTTTTCTAAAATTTTCAGTGAATTGTACAGGGAGATTGTTTTCTGCTTTGAATTTAGCTTCCAAACAAACTTTTTTAATAAATTCTAAATCACGTTCTGGTTTAATAATAAAAATTTTATTATCAATTATTTGTATATCCCATTCAATTGAGAATTTATCCCAAGTTTGATTTTCATCTAATAGTGGTTTAACTTCATCTAAAAATGGTTTATGTTTATCTAATATTGCATTATTTTTTGCTCTATAACATGCATTTCTTAATAGATATCTTTTGCTCATTCTCATTCTATAATAATCCTAAAAAATTATTCCGGCTATTGTTATTATAACCGGAATAACATTTAATGTACAATTAATATTATGCTGTATAGTTTCTTTCAAGTGCAGCAGTTAGTGTTACTGAATTTGCAGTATTTCTAGCAATCGTTGATGTTGCAGATACATATTGACCTGTACCCAACCCTAAACCAACAGCAGTAATAGCAGCATTCGTTTGTTGTGTTCTACCACCTTGAGTATTAAAGTCATAATCAAATGTATGGTCCACAAATGGTCGTTTAGTTGGCCATGCAGGATTTACTGTGCCTGCCATATCAAGGCCATCAGCATCATCAACAATAATTGCATTTGCTGTACCAAATTGATTACCATTTGCATTTGTAAAGAATACCCAATATTCAGCAAATTGATCATCTTGTAAGTTGGTACCAAAGTTAACTCTTAATGAAGCAACGAATGGGAACTGGATATCAGCAGTTCCAATGGCATCAGTAAACACAAGGTTGTTGGTGTTTGTAGAATTAAATGAATCAATATAAACACCTGTTGTTGTTACTAAGTTATCACCAACAAATGATAATAACGCGTTAGCAGTTTTACCAGTAACTGTAGCATCATGAGCATCAATATCAGAATCTAATTGTAATTGATATTGTACAGATGTATATACATCTAAGTAATCAACTGTACCATTACTATAATTATCTATTGATCTAGAAGCACGTCCACCGGATGTATATGAACCTGGATCTACATCATCATCAACAACAATTGTTGAACCAGTTGTGCCAGATCTTGCAATATAAACACCATTGTATCCAACAGGAGTTACACCAGAAATAGTAACAACATCTCCAACAGAGATACCATGACCAGCACTTGTTGTAAATGTTAATTGGTTAGTAGAAAAAGATGCAGTTGTAATTGATGTACCTTCTGTTGTATCAGCATCAATGATCACAGTAAATGGATAATATGTTGCACCAATTAACCTTTCACCTACATATGGATCAAATGTTGCAGTACCTGCACCAGCCATAGCTCCTAAATCATTTGCATCTGTTGCATCAATAGTACCAGCAGTTGTACAATTGTACCATCTATTTTGACCATCTTTTACAACATCACCAAGTGAATAAGATCCAGCTGATGCTGCAGCTGATAATACATTAAATTCAACATCATTAATAAAATCAGTTAAATATGTTACATTAACTTTAGCATAATCGCCAGTATCTGGTATTCCAGGAGCACTAGGATATCCACTATCAAGTTGTGTATCAATATTTGCTGTTGTAACCTGAATTTTAAGATCAGCAGAGTTTGTTAACGGATAACGATATGCCTGTGTTAATAGAGTTGAAATACCAATATCAGAAATTTGTGATTGGGCATATAATTTTTCATATTCTCGAACAAAGATCTTAAGATATGTTGTTTTATCATAATCAGGTGTACCATCAGCATTTGTATCTTCATATACTTGAATTGCTTGGTTTACATTATTTGTTAATAAGAAATCTACTGAAGCTTCAGCTTGATCTACTAATTGATAATAAACTTGATCGGTTGAACCTAATGTACCAAGTGTTACAACACCTGTCCATTCTTCTTCGTTATTACCATTTACATTTTTAACTGCCCAACCACCAGTTCTAATTAGATATGGTGTTGTCAAATAGTTTGCAACTGTACCACCTGATGTATATGTACCTGGGTCAGTTAATTCATCAACAACAATTGTTGAACCAGTTGTGCCAGCTACAGCAACATAAGTACCATTATAACCTGTTGGTGTTACACCTGCAACTGTAATTATATCACCAACTGATAGTCCATGTGCGGCACTTGTTGTATATGTTGTTTGATTAGATGACCAAGAAGCAGTTGAGAGTGTAATACCAGAAGAACCAGTTTTGTCCCAGTTCCAACCATTGATCAATTCAAATTGTTCGTCTGTAATTGGTTGCATTGGGAATTCGTATTTAATTAGAGTAGAGTTTGCCAACCAGGCATCTTTAATTAATGAGTATACAGCTTTAAGTGTTGCACCATCTGTTGTTAAGTTACCTACAACTTTTAAAGCGATAGTTTTTGCAGAAGTGTCAATAATAACTTCTTCTACAGCATTAACGTATGTAACATCTACCTCAAATCCTAAGGAATTAGGATCAGTAAGTGGGGAAGATCCATAAGGTTTTGCCATTTTATTTTCCTTTAATTAGTTAATTTTCACACCATTGCATAACTATTCATTTACTATATTTATATTATTTATAATATCAAGCTTGATATTGTCTATCAATAATTTGTGCTAATTGTAACGATCCATCACCATTAACTAATGTATCAGTGGTTCTAAAATATTGATAATTTAAGCTATGAGCAACAATAATAATATCAGTATCTGATGAGATAGGTGCTGTTCCATAAGTATAATTATATGATAAAGAATACAATCCATCAGCATCAGGACCAGATTGTGTAAAGTTATTATCTCCACCATCAGGTGTACCACCTACATCTTCTCTGCCAGCTAATTCTACTAAACCTGGGTCAGTATATATTCTTACTTCAGTATTTTGTCTTATTTTTGTAATTGTATATGTTCTTTGCGTAGGTTCTTCATATGTAATACCATCATCAGCAATTACTTTATATTTATTTACATCTGTACCAGCAATGTTACTTACAAGAACACCAAATGCCCCAAAGAAAATACCACCAGCAAATGTACCAAAGGGTGCTGTTTTTATTGGTGAGATTGGTGTAATATTACTTATTGAATTAAGTGAAGCCGCACCTATTGTTAAATTTTCACTTGCAGTAAATGTTCCTTGAGAATTATGTAATGTAATATATGAGCCAGTTGTATTTTTACTTGCCACAAATCCTGTTGCGCCTGATACACTACCTGTTACTTCATCACCCACATTCACAGTATTTGTTTCTGATGCATAGGTAATCTTATAATCTATACCTTGAAACTGTTGTCCTTGAACACCATTTGTATTTGTTGTTGATGTTGTACCCTCAATAAGAATATATTTTAAATATTCATATAGATATGCTGCGGTTTGTCCATTTGCATCAATTTCAATAGAATAATCTTCATTAGTTGTATCATTATTCACATCTGCTGTTGCAGCACCAAATGTTATCGTAATACCATTTGCAGCAATCGGACCTGCCGTTTGATTATCTGGATCATTCTTGTAATGTTAAAGGTACAATATTTTGACCACCATCACTAGCGTCAATTAAAAAGTTATCATAAAATTTATTTTCATCTCTTATATAAACACTAAAATATCCGTTATCAATAATTGTGCCTTGATCTCTAAATAAAAATAGATGATTGATATGACCAGCTGGCCAAAATGATGGATAGATAGCTTGATCTTGCGCTACAAAAATTGATTCTGTACCTTGAATTGTACCAATTGTTTTAATATTAGTCCAATAATTTTCACCTGTGGTACTTGCGGCGGTTTGTGTAGCTACATTTGATGATGTATCTGCTGTAATTGTACCACTTGTACTATCAAAATTATTGGCAGCAGTAGTATCATCTGGTCTTATCCAAACAATATAATTAGTTGTATCAACATAAAGTATAGTACCTGAATCTGCATCTGAATGAGTACATGTATCTCCGACATCAGAAGAAGTAAGTCCAAAAGCAGTTGAACTACATTGTACCTTTACAATACCAGCAATTGTACCTGTTCTTGTCCAATCTAATGTTTCAATAGAACCATCAAGTAGATGTTCAATTGTTGTTGGATCAATAAACCATGGAGTTTCATCATTATTTTCTATTCGCCCAATTTGAAATTGACGAGGTGTAATTGCTTTAAACGGCACACCAGTTGTCATGTGATCACCAGCACCAGCTGTAACATTATCAAATAAATCTTGTACAGCACTATACAATTGTCTTACTGTATATGTGCCTGAGGTTCCTGTCCATTTAATTTGCTTGTCACCGCCAGTATCACCATCGTAATATACTGTAAAATCTCCTGATAAAATGGTTTCACTCATAGTGCAATTAGATCCTCAATAAAAGTTATTGTTAGATTTAATCCTGACCCAGTATCAGCAGGAGTTTCAACAGGAATATATCTAGTTGATCCTGTTGTAGATAATCTTGCTCGTACATAAATTGAAGTATCAGCAGAACTACTAAAAGTTATTTCACCATTTACATCTGTTTCATCATTAGCCAGTTGTGTATCACCTACTGTTGTATAAACTGCTACTACCGCTCCTTGAATTGGGCTTGCATCAATATCAACAACAGTGATTGTATTAGAATACATTATTATTAATTGTTGTTGTTGCACCAGCACCATTACGTACAGTTACATTAGTACCATTTGTAATGTTAATAATAAGAGCTTTACCTGAATTGTTGTAAATCATGGCATCAGTTGAACCACTATTTGGTGTTGAATTTGTGCCTGGTGTACCACCCCAAGAACCAGTAAAAGTATTGCCATCAAAAGTGTATTCCGTTGGACTAGCAGCATGAGCAGAAGTTAATTCAATAGCGTGTCCATCTGAAAAATCAAAAGTACAATCAGAGATTAAACCAATATTATTAGCAGTGATATATGCTACACCATCTGCTGTATTAGCACTAAGAACTGTCACGCCATCTAACGTGCCACTATTTTGAATTAAACTTTGACCATTAATAATAGTTGTACCAGTAAATGTTGTATTTGCTGACATAGTAATAATATCTGAACCTGTGAAAACACTGTTGGTATCATTAAATGAATTTGTTGAGTTATCAACTGTAAGTGACCATCTTGCAATAGATGGATCAGCTGCTGAAATTGAACCAAGTGTCCAAGTTACATCAGTATTTGTTCCAAAACCTGATGTTAATATTTCATAGAATCCAGATGCAACCAATTCTTGTGCAAAAATAACTGTAAAAGCGGAATCATTAAATACAGAAGTTGCTGTACCTGAAGAGGGACCTATTTCTAATTTACCTTTACCAATCACAACACCTTGTGTTGATGACCACCAACCCCAATAGTTAGTATCTTCATCAGCAGCACGAACCGTTTCAAATGTATTAGGAGTACCTACTGTACCGGCATCTGCCCTTACACCTGTTCCTGTAGTAAATTGATCTAATTGAACGTTGTTAAATGAACCCATGATAGATGTAATAGTTTGAAAATAACCACCCATCTGAGTTATGTTTGTAAGTTGAGCTGGATTACCTGTTGTTGTCCATGAACCTGCTGAAATTGTATTAAAATTTCTAGCAGTATTAATGACTTTGGTAATAAAACCACCTTTATAGAAACCAATAGGATCAACATGCCAAATGCCTCTACTTGTGCCATTACCTACAACAATACCTAAACCACCAGTAGCAGCAATAGGAGTTTTGGTATTAAACCACATAATAATATGTTGCCCATCTTCACCACCGCCAGAACTGTAATTATAAGGAGCAGTAGCACCTAATGATGTTGTATAAATTTCTTGAGTACCGGAAGAAACTTTTAAACCAAGAGCACCGGTGCCTTNTACAAAGTCATCATCACCTGATATGCNACCTACGTTAAATCCTGTGGTAGCATCAGCTGCATTAACTACTTCTCCATCTCTAAGCGTAACTGCCATTAACCAAGTTCCTTCCAGCGATCAAACATAACAGCTGTATTTACATGCACTGCATGACAAGCACCTTGACCTGATTGTGGTAAGTATACAAATTGACCTGGGAAATTTGTTCCCGTATCTGTGAAACCATTTGCTGACCCATAGACGTACCAGTCAACATTGGCGTGAGAGATACTACTAAGTGGCACTGCACCTTCAGGACAGGACCATTGTGTATCAAAAATTAAAGTGTTTTCTGTTGCATTTTCAGCCATCCAAGTCTGAAAATCTTGTGGAGTGCTACCTATGATTTGAAAATCTAAAGTACCACCATTTAATGAGGTGTCAGTTTCGTTTAAACATCTGTATTTTGTAATGTTGCCAACTTTACCACCATATCTCCAAGCATCCAAATCAATGGTTGGTCGGCTTGAGAAAACATCTTTATCAAAGTCTTGAAACCAAAAAACTAAACCAGCCATTTATAGCTCTCCAAAATTAATACTAGAAATAAGTATAAGTTGCTTTATTATCCCAAACTTTATCAAAGGTATCGGTTCCATTAGCCCAAAAGATTTCAGTTACATCTCCGTCTTCATCAACTCTTTTAATTCGCCATGTAGAAGCAGATGTAGCTGTACCTGGTTCAGCTTCACCAACATATGTGTAATTACCGACAACTTCAACAATTCTGTTATATTGCACTTCTAATTCAACCCTAATTCTTTCCATGATTGAGGTAATGGACTCTGACACAAACTTCTGTTTAGCCGCATCAAAGATAAGTACCGCATCACCTTGAACTTCATGGACTTGTTTAAATTCTACGTCATCATTATCAAGTATTTTGACAGAACCGCCACCAGAACCACCGGCACCCCAACCTCCATCAACTTTACTTGATATATGTCTGCGAAAATCTGTAATAGATTTTTCATTACGTTCTATGTAGTTCTTTATATTTATCTCAAGCTGACTGATTTTATTATCATTTGATAGGCTTGATTTATCTAATTTTTCAACTAAATCTTTCTCAAACTCTTCAAGATTAGATTTAGATTCTTTAAAAAACTTATCAATCTCTTCTTTGAGATTATCTATTTTAGGTGTATCGCCTTTTTCACCACGGTCACCTTTTGAACCTTTTTCACCACGGTCACCTTTGTCACCTTTATCACCAACATCACCTTTTGAACCTTGTGGTCCAGTAGGACCTTGTGGACCTATGTCACCTTGGTCACCCTTATCGCCTTTTTCACCACGGTCACCTTGATCTCCCTTATCACCTTTATCTCCTTTAAGACCAATATCACCTTTGAGACCTTGAGGACCTACATCACCTTGATCGCCCTTATCTCCTTTTTCACCTTGTTCGCCTTTAGAACCTTGTAAACCAATGGCACCAGTATCACCTTTTGGTCCTTGTATACCTTGAGGACCTTGTGGACCAATATCACCTTGGTCACCTTTGTCGCCTTTGATTCCTTTGTCGCCTTTGAGACCTTGAGGTCCTTGAGCACCGTCTTGTCCTTTAGTGCCAGGTTGGCCTTCAGGTCCAGGTGTTAGTTGAATGTTCTCGATTTCTTCACGAAGATCATCAATGTTGTTATCGAGTTTTTGTTGAAATTTTTTGAAGATACTGAGAACAAAACCATTATTTAATAAGTCTTTGATATCCATAATAATTAATCCGTCTCAATAAATTTTTTCATACTCTCCATCAATTGAATTTGTGACTCAGTAATTTTTGCTTTTTCTACTTCCGCATCAAGTTCTGGTGTTTCTGATTCTGTTTGGTCGGCATCTTTTGTATTATCTTCTGGTGGAAACTGATTAGGATCAGCTTCTGTTTGTCCAAAAGAAATACCCGATTCTTGTTCGTCTTCAATTTCTTTTTCCATTTGTTCAACTTCATCGTTAGACATTTGAAGAACATTTTTCTTAACCCAATTGATTGAATAGTAACGACCAATATATGGATCCACAACATTAAGAAGACCAATTCTTTCTCTTAGTAATTCGGCTTCTTTTAGTTCTGTAAAGTTATTATCTTTTAAGTAATCATAATAGATTTGCTCTTGAAAATCTTGCCATTCTTCTAATGAACAAATACCTTTCATCACTAATTGTATTTTTAAAGCATTATCAAATACTTGTGAAAACTTATTTCTCAGTCTTGTAATAAACTTACTAAACTTAACTTCATCTCGTGTCACTTCTGTTGAACGACCAAGTCCAATCATACCGCCTTGTTGTGGTTCTAAACGAGAGATTGGAACATTTAAAGATTGTAATAATTTATTTCTAAAGTATTTAACATCTTCAAGTTCACCTAAATTTTGACCAGCTGGTAATGTTGTAATCTCTGTACCTTTACCACCTTCTCGTCTTGGTAACCAAAAGTCTTCTAACATTGACATATGTTTTCTATCATCTCTTAACTCACCAGTAGAAGCATCATACACCATCTTGTTACGGTATTTGACCATAACATCTCTTAAGTATTGTTCTGCTTTACCTTTTGGTAAGTTACCAACATCAATGTAAAATATTCGTCTTTCAGGTGCTCGTGATATTCTATAAATGACAACAGCATCTTCAATCATTCTTAACTGATTGAGTGGTTTAATTGCTTTGTGAAGATAAGAAATAACAAAAGTATTCTTAGCATCCATTAAACCAGAGTTTACATTAATAATAGATTCTGGTGCAATTCTTAATCCTGCATTAACTGAAGCTGTATAGCTTTGAGTTGTTGTGCCCTTGTCACTGTAAACATAATATTCACCAATTGACTTGATAATTAATGCACCAGTTTTAGGGTCTTTTTCTTTTTTAACCTCACGAACTTTTCTGATTTTGCGTGGGTCAATGTATCTTAATTCTTTAATACCATCTTTTGGTCTTGATTCATCCACAACAACATGATAGTAAATACGACCATCAATATACCATCTTTTAAATAAATCATCAGCAAGATTATTAAAATTCAACATTCTTAATACATTGTTAAACTCATCTTTGATTTTTTTCTTAATAGTATCTGGTTGTTGTAGATTATCTAAACGGATATCAACACTCTTGCCTGTTTCATCATGTGTAATTGATTCGTTGACAATATCATCAATTGCCATCTCAAGTTCTGGATGGTTTGCCATTTCCCGATAACGAGAAATAAGTTCAATTTCGTTACGAACTGAACCTTCTAAGTCAACATATGTACCATAATAGGCATTCTGTGTAACGGTAACTGCACCGTCATCCATTGCCTCATTTGGAAGTGTAAAAGAAGGCTGGTCAGATGGTTGTTGAACAACAACATCTTTTTTGCCTAGAGTGAAACCGAATAGTTTAATCGCCATAATAATTTATCATCCTATAAAAAAAATAAAGTGGGGAGTATTCCCCACTCTATTACACAACACCGTCTTCGATTGATTCCCACCATTGGTATGATAGGGTAACTGCAAATTCTTCCATTGTGTCATTTGCACCCCAATCAATATCAATTGGTGTTATATCTGATGGGAACAAGCCAACAAACTTATATCTCTTAAGTGAGTTTCCTGCTTTACCATACTGTGTTACTTCACCATCAACGGTATAACCGCCTGGTGAAAGAGCAATTGGATTTCTTACATTAAGATTATGACTATTGATGCCGTTCATCCATCTTTCGAAAGCGTTACGAACAACAAAGTCTTCATCGTTAATGACAGAAATTGTCCAATCAGCGAATGTTCTATTACCAACAAACTTTAATTCACGACCAAAGTATTGAACTGGCACAACACCAAGCGTAGCGCCTGGTAACTGTGCAGTTTTACACATGAATGTAAGTTTTGTTTGTGCGTTTCCTGGTCCAGAGAACGCAGGGAACGGCATAGAAACTTCAAACAGATTAGGACGGGCACCGTCTCCAACCATTTGACTTCTAAATTCGTTTACATTAAATGCCATTTATTTTCTCCTGTTTTCTCTATTTATTAAAATTGTCCAACCACTTCGTCAAATGAAACACCTGTTCTCACTGCGACAAAGTTAAGTTGAATAAAGTTAATTGAACGAGCAGGTTTGATGTAAATGTCACCGATAAATTCGTTTCTATCAATTACTTCACCTGTGTTATTTGATTCATCACACACAACACGGAAGTCAGTGATACCACGGCGACCTTGGATGTCTCTTAAGTATGGTTCAACTAAGTTCACAAACTGAGCTCTTGTGAATTGGTCGTTGAATTCAAACAATGAGAATCTAGCTGCACGAGCAATTGCTTTCTCTAATATAATGAATAAGCGGCGAACATTGATACGGTCAAACGCTGATGGTTTAGATTGTAGTGTTTTGTCGCCAAATAATTGTGTACCTTCGCCTTGGAATGTAACAACAGGATTGATACCTTTAACATAGAGGTCATCTCTGTTTGTTTTTGTTGGATTCCAAGCAAGTTTCAATGTGTTTCTCATAATACCTCTGTTAGGACCAGCAGGTGAGAACCAAGGATCTCTTTCGAGGTCAGTTCTTGCCGCTAAACCAGCAATATCACCGTTACATGGGACCCAACGATATACATCGTTGTATTTGTCGTATTGATATTTCCAGTTTGAATCCATCACAGC